GTCGCAGGCTTATTAAAAAAACGACCGCCTTTAGCCAGGTTACATCGCCTACATATGCTGGCACAGTTGAACTGATCGAAGGTGTCACCGCCCTTAGAGCGTGGATATATATGATCTACTTGATCTGCCTCACCACCACATAGGTAACACACATACCCATCACGTGCTAATACTGTGAGTCGTAGGTCCTTCCACTTCTTGCTACCTATCTCTGCCTTTTTATTCAATGCCAGCCTTTCTTATCTAAATGCTCAGCTGCTAAACATGCATTAGGTTCTCCATTTACCATACCATAACGATGTGCTATGTATTTATAATGTAGATCTATCTGACCTCTAGGTGTGAGCTTAAGTACCATCTTGTTACGCATTTGACCTAAACCATAATGACTACCATTACGTGCTTTATAGTCCCATCTAGATTCTTTATAAATTATGTAATTATAACAATCAAACTGATCGTAACTCTTAAACTTATTTAATGCATAAAGCTTTAAGTTCATTACATGATTATCTGCTGCAACGGAATTAGTCTTTTCAAAGCAATTGATAAATAAGACTATGGCGATCCCAACTAGCCAGCACCTTGCGAGCTTTCCCTGTGGGGCTCGCCTTGTGGCTTTGTTAGCCACTGCTACACTAGAGCCTAGCATGGCTTGTCAAATTGAGCGTTGTTTTTAATGAATGGCACAATATTATATTGGTCAATCCAATTGTAATCATAGCCTGCTTCACTCATAATGTTACCTCAACAAACTCTTCATTCTCGGTGTAGATAGTAGATTTAGTAATAATAGGTGACTTAATCAGCTGTAAGCCTGGTATCACCAACATATGTGTACGCTCATGATTAAGGATCACAAAGAAGGATTGTGGATTGGCAAATTTCAATTTACGTGCCGGAATGTGGATGGTTGCAAATGGGAATGAATCACCCTTCCAGTTATGCTTGACTTCTACCTCATGATAGGTGTATGGGCCATTCTCACGCTGACAAATGATGTCTATGCCATAAATGTCAGGGTTTACCCAAGCCTTGTAACCCAATTTCTGTAATGCCTGGATTACAAGCTCTTTAGCATCATCATTCTTGTCATAGAGATCAATACTGAATGGCTTAATTATTCGCCACCCCATCCCCCACCCTTGAAGATTAGCCCTGGTGCTGAGTAGATGCGAGACATTTGTAAATTACATTTAGGGCATTCCATACCAGCAATATCGTCATCGTAGGATTTCTGCACTGATCCATAAGTGCCACATTCATTACAGCTGTATTCGTAGGTAGGCATCACTTTGCTCCAATCAACTGGCAAGTGTGGCAGTCCACGGTGAGAAACTTCCATCCACCACACTTACTGCATCTGCATATATCACTGTCCGGGATATGCAAAGCTTCGGCTATATTTTTTACTCCCACGCATCCGCAGGACATGCATTGGTACGCCTTAAAGCCTTCGGGCGTATCTAATTGCTCTAGCCATAAGAACTCTGTCTTAGCCTTACAGCCATTACATTTGAATTGTGGGTACATTATGATAATATCCTTATTGCCTACACTGGCACTGAGTACAAATCAAGTAATTACCACTATGTATTAACCTGTCATCATTACAAGCTATACATAAGTCATTTGAAGGTATGAACTTTACCTGGTCGTTTTCCATTCGCTCCAGGTAAGGTCCACCTCTTAGGATTTCTACATATCCCATTTATTCACCCCCTTTACCAGATTCGGAATCATCCGGCCAATACCATGTGCCAGCAGCTGTAAGTTTTGCCCATTTAGCATCACACTGATCTGCCTTAGGTGCAGTGCATACATATCCTGCATATGGTTTGTTTGTAGCCTTGGCGATGCCTTCCTTTTTTACCATATCACCATGCCTGCAAGTAAAATTAACAGAGACCACTTCACCAATTTGCCCAACGCTGTCGCCAATAGCCCAAGCAACAGGCACAGGCTCATTAACACTGTCTCTAGGTTGTGTGTCCACGATATGTAACGCCATTTCCATCGCAGCTGATTTAGATCCGGGTGCAGAGTACTTAGGCTTGAATTGTTTTTCATTTACTCTGACCATCTCTTCTCTACTTGGTCCATTTTTTTCAGTACCGATATTAGCCGCCTTAAAAGCAACGCCTCGAGCCGAAGTCTCACAATTTTCAAGCGCAAAGTCACGATTGACCCCACGATCTGATATGACTTCTTTCGCATGACCCGTTGCGAATGGTTTTTCGTCAGCTGAGTCCCTAAATAATTCACAAACAACAACGACTCTAGTGTCTGACTCCGAGATAATTCGTGTCCTGACTGCTCCATTTTTGTACCTTTCCCAAAATATGTTAGATCTTTCTTGAACTGTGGTGTAATCATCTAAATTAAACATTATTCCCACGCTCCATCTTCATCTTGCATCGCATCAGTTATTGTTTGAGCAATAGCGATGTAACCAAGGGCATCTTTGTAATTGTCAGAGACTCTTGGATCCTCAGCTTGTCTGCTGATTTTGACCAGGCACATACACATTGCAACCTCATTTGGTTGGATTGGATATCCCAGGTAAGCCGACCAGAGTTCGGCAATACGTTTGTGGTTACTAATTGGATGACCATATTGCGTACCACGACTGTGCAGAATGTCAACGACTTCACTAAATAACTTCTCAGTTGTTGTCGGCATTAGTCTTATTATCAATCATTCTACGGTGCATGTCCCAGCCATCTTTACGGCCTCGCCAATACATGGTTTGTTTAGCATTTTCATACATTCCATATGCCACTGTTATTGCAACCATACTTGCAACCCATAACAGACCAGCTTCTTTTAGATCCATATAGCCCTATCTATGCTCACATACTTTGTGGCATGGAAATAGTGTCGCATGATTGACTGACTTTGTGGATTATTTAGGGCGTAGTTTGTATAACGATTAAGTAACGATGTTACCCGTAATACCGCCCTAGAGCTGTAAATGAGCCATCCTTTGAGATCGGCACTAACGTTGGTGTCAGTGTTTTTCCTACGGCTTCTAGTATAGCAATACCCATCTGCCAATTTGCACTTCCATAGCGTAAATAAGAGGCTTTTTTTCTATCCATGAGATTACCTACCTCTACCCCATATAAGGCTCTGTAATGGCTTCCTACGCCCTCTGAATAGGCACTCATACCGAGTCTGTGGGTGTGGCCACACAATACTGACTTGCCCCACTTTTTAGCCAGGTTAAGGGCAGTAATACCAGCGTGCTGAGACATGTTGCCTTCATCGCCATGGGCTAGCATCCAGCCCGGTTCAAACTCATAAGCTTCTTTGTGGTAGGTCATGCCCATCTCTGCGAATCCCATAAACTTTGGGTACTGCAACTCAGGCAGGCTAATTAAGCCAGGTACTTTTAGTAAAGTGTTATAAAGGCGATCAGTATGATTGCTGCGGATAATGTGGCACTCTTTGCTGTATTCACTGAGATCCCACAGGATTGACTTAGTAAGTTCACGATCTTGGTGAATGGTTTGTTTATAAGCCAGAGGTGTGCCTTCGGCCCATTTGCTAATTGTATTAAAATCAATTTCATCCCCGACCACCAATACAGAATCAAACTTCTCCCTACGTGCTAACTTGATAACGTTCTTTACAGCCACCTCATGGTGGAATGGTATTTGCAGATCACTTATTACTAAGTATCGCTTAATCTTCATCCTCTTCTGGAGTAGGTATGGATGGGATGATGCCGTTATCGCCTACTACCCAGTCAGGCATCGAAGATGGGCTATCCATTAGGGCAAGCGCAATTGGCTCACTAAATCCAGCCTTGCGTGCAGCCTTAAACATCTCATGCTTGGCTATATAAAACACCTCTAGCTTAGATAAAGGATCGGGTGATTTACGTACTACCCGCCTATTTATCTTCTTGCGTTTACGTGTGTTAGCCATATCACTATTGTCGCTTACTCATGATTAAAAACAGATCATCAACACGCTTTTCTAATCTATCAATCGAGTCACGCATACTAGACCCGCCATTGCTTTTTAACTCAGAGAGATAAGACTTAATAACCCAGCGAAGACCCACTAATAAACTGGTTAATATGGCGCATACGCCAACGCCTAAACCAACCCACTCGTTTGGGCTCACTCTGCATTAGCACCGAGGCCGTAAGCACTGTCGGATTTATCTAGAGCCCTAGCTGCTGGTCCTGCTAGAGCTGCAACAATCACAGATACAGCAGGATCTAAACCTAATTCATTACTAGCCAAGAATGTTAAGAAGGATACTAAAACCCCACGTGCGTAAGACTTTAATACTGCCTTTTGCTTCTTACTGATTTTCATATCTTTCCCCCTAGTAGTGGTATATCGAACGCTCTACCATCTTTGTCGCCAGCCTTTGTAAAGCTAACGTGGATGTGTTTTGTATGTTTATTAAATCCTGAATATTTACGCCATTTAAAATTAAGAATCTTGCTAGCAATCATGCCATTATGGATTACGTAAGATATACGCTTATCGGTCTTTGCACAGATTCTGATCTGGTCAGCCAAATATACCGAGAGCCCTTCGGATGAATCCAAGCGAGAATCAATATCAATGGCTCGCACGCATCCGGTGCTGTCTGGATTATGATCCGATTTTCTGGCGGCATGACGAGCATCGCCAAGCCATCCATCACTGGTAGTCCTGCGATCTGCAAACCAGGTATCAATCTGATCTCTTAACTGAACACCAGCTGCGCACAGCCAGGGCTGTTTACTCATCCTCAGTTACAATCGGGGTGGATTGTGCCGCAATCATTTCATCATAAGTAGATTTAAGCATTGAAGTATATTCTCCGTTGCCTCTATCAATAATGGCGTGAGTTTCCACTCCACTTAATGTTTCAATTTCAATAAATGTTACATTATCCATAGTTTATAACTCCGCACTTAATCCGACATAACCACCACTACCTGTGGCACTTAAAACATAAGGTCTAAATTGGGTTAAACCACTTGCACCTGTTGCAAGTAACCCAAGTGCATCTTCAGTTCTTATACTCCATAAAGCCAAAGC